AATGTGCGGCGTAGATCTATCAGATAAGAAGTTGGTAGACACTCTGATCATTTCAAGATTGTTCAATCCGGTACGTGAAGGCGGTCATAGTCTCAAGCAATGGGGTGAGACAGTAGGTTTCTCTAAAAGTGGCTACGATGATTTTACAGCCTATAGCCCTGAGATGATGGCCAGATGTACCAGTGATGTTATTCTTAATAAGAAAGTTTATTTTGAATTACGTAAGGAAGCTGCGGGTTTCTCTAAGCAGTCTATAGATATAGAGAACAAAGTAGCTAACATCCTTAAAGAACAGGAAGAACATGGTTTCTTGTTTGATCAGAGAGCCGCCTCCCTTTTACTGGCGGAGCTAACCGAAGAGATGGAGTTAGTAACTGCTGAAGTTAAGAAGCGATTCAAACCCAAGGTAGAAAGAATAGAAATATTCAAACGTCAGACCAAGACAGGTAAGGTGTCTAAGATGGGTGAAACCTTACAGGGTAAAGGCGTAAGGCTTACTGACGATGACTACAAAGAAATATGTCGCAAAGGATCTATCATACGTGAGAAGAGAATAGAGTTTAATCTAGGCTCACGCAAACAGATAGGAGAATATCTACAGGAGTTTGGTTGGAAGCCGAAGAAGTTTACTCCTACTGGTCAGCCGATGGTTGATGAAAAGATATTATCTAACGTAAAAGATATACCAGAAGCATCCCTCATAGGTAGATATCTGATGTTACAGAAACGGATATCTCAGATAAATTCATGGTTCAAGGAGCTAGGCAAGGATGGCAGAGTTCATGGATTTGTTAACCATAATGGTACTGTTACTGGTAGAATGACTCACAGGAACCCCAACATGGCTCAAGTTCCTAACTGTTCCGCTCCTTACGGTAAGGAATGCAGAGCCTGTTGGGTAGTTCCTCCTAAACACAAGCTTGTAGGTATTGATGCCAGTGGTCTTGAGTTGAGGATGCTGGCTCACTACATGAATGATGAAGGCTTTATAGATGAAATTCTCAACGGAGATATACACACAGCTAATCAAAGACTTGCAGGTCTTGAATCAAGAAATCAGGCAAAGACATTCATCTATGCACTCATATACGGAGCGGGAGATGAAAAAATTGGGACGGTGGTTGGAGGAAGCAAGAAAGACGGCAAACGACTTAGAGACACTTTCCTTAATAATCTCCCATCATTTAGAACTCTTATCGCTAAAGTATCAAGAGCTGCAACCAAAGGATTCCTCAAAGGATTAGATGGACGCAAGATCAAAGTTAGATCACAGCACAGCGCACTTAATGCTCTGTTACAGGGTGGTGGTGCTATCGTTATGAAGCAGGGATTGATTCTATTTCATGAGAAGATACAGGAGTATGGTGCTGTTGTTGTTGGTAATGTCCACGATGAATGGCAAGTAGAAGTACCAGAGCAGTACGCAGAAGAAGTAGGCAAGGCAGGTGTTGAGTCTATTATACAAGCAGGTGTAGACCTTGGACTCAACTGTCCCTTAGATGGTGAATATAAAATAGGAGATAACTGGAGTGAAACTCATTGAGATGAAGCAACAAAAGTTATTTGAAAACACAAACCCTTATGTGCACGAATATGATTATCACAGACTTAGAACAGGCAGACTTAAAGTGTGGCACTATATGAAAAATAATGAGTGGGCTACTTTAAGAGAAATATCTGAGGCTACTTATGTACCTGAAGCTAGTGCCTCTGCCTGTCTTAGAGATTTCAGAAAAGAAGAGTACGGTTCTCATATAGTAAATCGCAGAATAAGAGGAAAGAGAACAGGTGGCCTTTGGGAATACCAACTAATAGAGAACATTAGCAATGAAGACTAAACATGAGCCGAACAGAATAGGTGATCTAGCAGAGCATTATGCTATCACTTGGTTGTGGGATAACGGGTATCATGTCTTTAAAAACTGTGGATGCACAGGCCCAGTTGATATTGTTGCTCTCTCCCCCGAAGGAAAGATAACTCTGATAGATGTTAAGTCTTACAAGGATGGAAGGCTATCAGCAAAAACAGAATTACAAAAAGAACTAGGCGTACAGTATTTACACTACAACTCAGAGACACGTAAGTGTCGTTTTGTCAGGCACAGAAAATGAAATCACCACAGAATATAGTAGAAGATATATACGAGAATCTGAAACCTCTCTGTGATGGAGAGCCTCTGGATCTATCTGAAGAAGAGATAGATAAGTTTGGCGATGATATGAAAAACATATTACGTCACTGGGCCAAGCCTACGGCCAGAGACTCTAACTTTACTTTGCGTATGTCTAACGTAGGTAAACCTGCCCGTCAGCTTTGGTATGACAACAGGGAAGAGAATACTTCTTCTGTTGCCCCTAGCACGATGATCAAGTTTCTCTATGGACATATCCTTGAAGAAGTAGTTCTTATGTTAGCTAGGCTGTCAGGCCACGATGTAACAGATGAGCAGAAAGAAGTAGAGGTTGGCGGTGTCAAAGGACACATAGACTGTAAGATAGATGGTGAGGTTGTAGATGTTAAGACCGCATCATCCTACGCCTTTAAGAAATTTAAATATGGTACTCTGCCAGACGATGATCCTTTTGGTTATATAGCTCAACTGTCTGGGTACGAACAGGCTGAAGGCACTAAGCATGGCGGGTTCCTTACAATCAACAAGGAGACAGGTGAACTGGCTTTCTATGCTCCTGATGATTTTGATAAGATAGATACAAAGAAGCGTATAAGCTCTCTCAAGAAATCTTTAAAAGCTGATGAACCTCCTGCAAAGTGTTATGATGATGTACCAGAGGGAGCTAAAGGAAACATGAAACTAAGTCGGGGATGCTCTTACTGTCCCCATAAGTTTGTATGTCATGCTGACGCTAACGATGGTTCAGGACTCAGAGGTTTTAGATATGCCAAGGGTGTTACTTACTTCACCAAGATAGTCAAAGAACCTAACGTAGAAGAGATACTATGAACGGTAGAAAAAGTAAACTGGCTAGGCGGCTTGCTAAAGACCTAGCTTTTGGCTGGCTTAAAACTCTAGTCAGTAAAGAAGAGGCAGAGAAGATAACCCAAGATAACTTCATGGATCTCATGCCAAAGCAAACACATATCATGAACGAAGGACAGATGCGTTTAATGCCGAATACCTATAGGTGGTTCATCAAGCAGGTCAAAGCATCTGGCGTGGATAATATAAATGGTAGAAAATCTGGATAGTATTGACCTAGCGCATTTGATTGTGGCTACTAGTGCTTTCTTGTTGTCTAAGAATGCTGACATCTCTGAAGTCCCAGACTCTGTGATTGAAAGAATCTGTGATCTTGCAGACTATGAATTAGCTTTTAGACTTGAGAGTACAGTGCATTGAAAAAGGCAAAGGTCAGGAAGGGTTATAGAAAACGTAGAGTGCAGCGTCCTGTAGAGAAGAATGTACCTACCAACTATGACTCCATATGGGAATACAATCTGCATCATGGGTTGCTCAAGAACTGGAAGCATCATGACAGAAAGATTCCTTACGTAGTTAATCATGTCTATCACCCAGACTTTAGTAAGAAGATAGGACGCAAGACTTATCTAATTGAAGCTAAAGGCCGCTTCTGGGATTACTCAGAATACAGTAAGTACATTTGGATAAAGAAGATGCTGCCTCCTAACGTGGAGCTAGTGTTTCTTTTTGCTGATCCCAATGCTCCAATGCCTCAGGCCAAACGCCGTAAGGATGGAACCAAGAGAAGCCACGGTGAGTGGGCCGGAGCCAACGGCTTCAAGTGGTACAGTGAAGAAAGTATTCCTGATGATTGGATAGATAAAGAATACAGAGAAAGCGAGAGGTTCAAAGAAGAGTACTTTGATATAGATAAGGAGCAAGAATGACTGATAATGTAAACAACCCTCCCCACTACAACAAAGGTGGTGTGGAATGTATTGAAGCCATTGAGAGTATGCTTACAGCAGAAGAGTTTATAGGATACTTACGTGGCAACAGCCTGAAGTACAGGTGGCGTTTCCGCTATAAGAATGGCGTAGAAGATTTATATAAAGCACAGTGGTACGAAGATAGACTTATTAAGTACATAGAAAAAACTGGATGTAAGGTAAAAGAATGACAACTAAAATTGGAGTACAAGACTACAAGGGAATCAAAATAGATTATTCCCGCGAAGAACTGCTTGGAGATTTTGCGATAGCAACTCTCAAGGATAGATACTTCTGGCAGAACGAGGATCACGCCCAAGAAGCATTTGCTAGGGCCGCTATATTTGGAGCAACTTATAATGAAACTACTGACTACGCTTTGGCACAACGGCTTTATGAATATAGTAGCCAACTTTGGTTTATGTTTAGCACTCCTATCCTTAGCAACGGGGGTACAAGCCGTGGGCTTCCTATCAGTTGCTTTCTTAATTATGTACCTGATTCCCGTTATGGTTTATCTAATCACTATGATGAGAACATATGGCTCGCAAGTGGAGGTGGAGGCATCGGTGGATATTGGGGCGATATCCGTAGTAATGGGGTGGATACTGCTAACGGCAGCAAGTCTACTGGTTCAATTCCATTTATGCACGTTGTAGATAGTCAGATGTTAGCTTTCAATCAGGGTGTTACCCGTAGAGGAAGCTATGCTGCTTATATGGATATCTCTCATCCAGAGATTGAAGAGTTTATATCTATGCGTAAGACTACAGGAGGAGATATTAATCGTAAGTGTCTCAACCTCCATAACGGTGTCAACATAACTGATGAGTTTCTGGCGGCTGTTAAACGTGATGACGATTGGAGACTTATAGATCCTAAGACTAATACAGCCGTTAAGACTGTATCAGCTAGAGATCTCTGGTGGCAGCTTATATCTACTAGGGCTGAGACAGGTGAGCCTTACATAGTCAACATAGACAGATGCAATGAAGCCCTGCCTGACGAGCAGAAGGCATTGGGTCTTGATATTAAACAGAGCAATCTGTGTTCTGAGATTACACTAGCTACCAACAAAGAGCGTACCGCCGTGTGCTGCTTGTCTAGTGTTAATCTAGAATATTTTGATGAGTGGTCTACAGTTGATACATTTATACCCGACTTGATCACTATGCTAGATAACGTGATACAGCATTT